TAGTCAATGTTTAGCTGTTTGCGTTCAGTTCCAAAAACTCTATTTGCCGCTTGTTTGAAGGTGTTATTTGCCCAGTCTTGGTCTAACTTAAAATCAAAATCCAATGTTCCATTTACAAGTGATGTGGTCGGGGTGATGTTTATTGCCTGCGACCTATCAACTTTTTCTGTCCAATCCAATACATCACCTTTTCCTATGTAATCCACAATCGGTTCAACGATTATACCATTTGTTTGGTCAGGGTTTGGAACCATCAGCAGATTAAAATATCTATTTACTGAAGTAAGGAAATCAATTTGTTTGTAGTCATTCGGCGGAAACTCAACTGAATAGTTTATCGTTTGTCCTGAAACCAAATATCTCGGCACAGGTGGAACGAGTGTTTGTGTAAAACCAGTGACGTATAAATCACTAAAAATAAAATATGTTTCGTAGGTGCCACCTGTGGTTTGTAGCACAAAATCAACCGTCCTTGTATTAGGATTTCCCGCAGGGCTACATACTTCGTCTGCTAATATCGTTGTAGTCGTCGTGCCATCATTTATGATTAAAAAGAAAGTTGGTATTGTTGTCGGCACCACACAATCTGCCGTTGGTATAGCGTCAAATGTATATCGTATTGTGTATGTGCCAGGGTATGTTGGTTGTATTGTATAGTTTGTAGCTGTTGTTCCCCAATCCAAAGTATTACAGGTTGTAAACCCGCTGACCTGAACATAGTTCAAAAAAGATGCGTTCAATATTGTTTGTGATGATAAGGTAAAACACGCTTCCACCGCACCACGAGTATAGGGGGATTCATCTAAAAACTTCAACGGCAAGTAATATCTTTGGAAATAGGCTGTATCAAAAAAATCACTTACTACATTATACCCCGCATCACGACAGATGCTTTCATACAATTCTTTTACTTGTATGGTTGGTTTGAAATAGTAATCAAACACAGGACTTCCCGAAAAATCAAAATATCCCAAAAGCGGATTGTAGGTTCCTCCTGTTGGTGGAGTGAAATATACAAGTGGTGTTTGTTGATAATTCACACTATCACCACTAAAATAATTGTATCCGATGTTGTATAGTCCCCACATCGTTTTCCCATTTTGATATGAATAGTTTGTAGCACCTGTGAGGTTCCACAAGTTCGGGTCTTGTTGTGATTCCAAAATTACATTTTCACTATACGGATGGTCTAAATGTGTGAGGTCTGTATCTATCAAAAACTTATCACCTATGTTTGCCGCTAAATCCCCGATTTGATTGTAAAAGGTTATGTTGTAAAGTGTTTCATCATTTACAACTACAGCACTTTCCATACGCAGATTGCCGTTCAGCACCTCTTGTCCGTCCCAAGTCAAAATAGCGGGGAACTTTTGATTTGGATTGAATGAAAACGGAATACTACTGATGTCGTAATAGTAGTTGAATATTTCGTTGTTGTTTTTTGTGCCAGGTATTTGGAACGATTGACTAAACGAACTATTTTTTTTCGTCAGGTCTTGTATTTCTGCAAATGAAATATTCAATAGCAAAGGTTGGTCTGCGTAAAGGTCTAATTCACGCTTCTCTCCACCTATCTCTGTTATGATTTGAAGTGCCATTAGTAAGGTAAATCGTAGTATCTGTATGGTGTTTGTTTAACTTCCAAAGTGTATTGGAATATTCTTTCGTATTTCTGTTGAAACACCTTCACATCTTTATTCATCACCACACAAGGAATAAGATATGGATATATTTGTGATACACTCTGTTCAGGATAGTAGTTGTCCATAATCATATACAGAGCGGGGGACATCAAAAGTTGCTCTATGATGTCTCTGTCGTTTTGATAAACAAATCCACTATCAAATGTGAATAGTTCCACAGCGCGTCCGTAGTATGTTGTTTCAGCACTATCATAGGATTGTCTATTCCATAATGTAGTGTTTAACGATTTATAGGATGCGTATCTTTTCTGTTCAGGATTAAAGGTCTTCTGTGATTTTTTCGTAAATGTATATGTATCCCACACACCCTGTCTATTCAAAAACAGAAAATTATAGGGGTCATTGAAGCATTCCTTCCCAACCATTTTATATTGAACTATTTCACTCACACGCTCTGAACCTGATGGGTCGCACGAACCTGATGATAGGAAAATCGCTACATCACTATATTCGTTGTTCAGTCCCTCTGTTGCTTTGTATAAACCATACGCAATTCTTGAACCGAGCGGAGACAAATATGTTGCTCCTGAAACAGGTTGTATTGGTTGTGATGTTGATTGGTCGTAGTTCATTTGCCCGTTCAGTGCGTTTATTTTTGTGAGATATGTAATGCTATTCACCACATCACTATTGTCGTAGAGTTGATTTTCACCAAACATAAAAGGAACAAGTATAGGACAGGTATAGTAATGTGTTCTCCATCTTGTTTGTTGAACAGCCCCACCAAATGCGGTCATAGGTATTGTTTCTGAACCAAATGTTGCCATAAACTTGCCGTATTCTGTAAATGGTGCAGATTGTTTCATTGCGAAATCATACACCTGTGTATTCAGATAGTTGTATTCACCCGTGAGGTTTGTGCCTGAATAGTAGTATGTAAATGCAGATAAATCACTCACTCCATACCTTTTGTAGTCTTGAACGCCAGGAAAAATTGTTATACCATAGGGTTGTGTCGCGGCACTGGCGGGATTCAGAGTTTGTCCCGTCCATCCGCTATAAACATTGTAGTTCGTTGTGTCTATGATGACCTGACTTGTGCCTCCTGATGTGTATTGAACACCAAATATACATCTGTATTCATTTATGTGATAAATGTTTTGGAAACCTGTGTATCCACCATTAAATCCATTTGAGAACTTTATGGTATAGGGTGCGTCATTTACTATGACGGCTTGTGATGTTGTGGCTGTAGTTGAAAAAACACCAACGGGCACCTCCACCTCATAGGGATTTATCAGACCAAAAGCAGATGTTGGTTCATATCTGTAGGTCATATTTCGTGGATTTCCCTGCACGAAGTTTCTGATAAGTGTTTCCACATTAAAGATACAATTTCCGTGCTCATTTACGGGGATTAGCAAACGGCATTGCTTCTTGCTGATTTGATTTGTGCCCCAATCGTTTTCATAGGGATTACTATAAACATCTACAACCAAACGAATATCTGTGTATGCAGAGTAGCTGTTTAGTGCAACATTCCAAGTATGGTCGCTGTGTGAGGGACATACATCTAAAGGTTTTTGTAATATCGTTAAATTAAAACTCATCTTTCTGTGTTTTGAACTAATTTAGTAATCATATTATCCACTATCACATTTACATCTCGTTGAACAGCATCAAATATCCGTGTGAGTTCCGCAGCGAGTTCAGGAGGAGTGCCCTGTGGGATTTTTTCGGGATTTAACATACGCTCCAATTTATCTAATGATTTATCGTAAATCAATGAACCCTTCCCGTATGGTTTAATTCCCTTTTTCCAAATTGATGCTCTAATAGCGAATGCTAAACTCAAAGCACTCATAAAACGCCCCTTCTTTGTGCGTCCTTGAATGCCCTTTATACCTATCCATTTAACAAGTGCTTTGATGGGGACAGCACCATTTTCCGCAGTGATGGGTCTATCATCACCACGAGGGATACGACCCTGATTTACATACTTGAAATAATCTGCGTAATTTACAAGTAGTATGGGGTCGCCGTTTCCATCTATCTCCACAGAATAACTTATACTATTCAACAAAAACCCTGAAGCAACTTTTTTGGTTGCCTTTATGCGTTGTTTAAGTATTCGCACCCATAATTTCCCAATTCTGTGCAGAGCGGCTTCAGTCATCGGATATCGGTATCCACGAGGCATCTTATGTAAATCCGCTAAATGCAGCGGCGCATCTATCAAGAGGGGTCATCACTTTGACCTTTATCAAAGCAGACCAACCACCGCAGAGGTCAGAAAACTTTTCTAAAAATGGCGTATAAACAACCTGTTCGTCTAAATAATATTCTTGTATAAAACAGCCTGTGTTTTGTTCAACAGATAAACGGAATTGTGAAACCACATCGTCCAAGATTTGATTTGTGTCGCTGAGGACATCCGCCTGATTTACTAAATCCCTGTCTATAATATCCATACACACAACATTAAACTCATATTCCATATACGAGGATGCGAGTTGTTCGCTTTGTAGTGTTGCCTGTGAAGGAATAACATACAACAAAGGAAAGTAGGGAGATTCAAATGTTGTGTTTTCTGTTTTCAATCTACTTTCAGTCCAATAACTTAAATCCTCATACGCACCAAAACCAAATGAATTGATTTCTTTGTGATGGTCAGCCATCAAACGAAAGTCATCGTGTATTGTCTTGAAGTTTATACCTGCGTGATAGGTGTTTCCTGTAAAATCTTGAAACGCTGCGGCACATCTATCTAATGCTGTAGTTGTTGTTATTTGTAGTTTAGCTGTCCAACCATTTGTTAAATCACTATACTCTTCCATAAATGGTGTGAAGGGCACAGGTGGAAAACTATCGTAGTATGTGTTATAGCAACCTAAAACAGGAGTGACGGATAAACGAAATTGTGAAACCACATCTTGTAGCATTTGTAGTGTATCACTTAAAACATCTACTTGATTTGTTAAATCTCTATCCACAATATCACTCATTATGAGTTGGAAATCCCAAGTTTTATATTGCAGATTGTTTGTGCATTCACCAGGAACCACATACAACAACGGAAAATAAGGGGATTCAAATGTGGTGTTTTCTGTGTGGTCGCGCAGTTCAGTCCAATAACTCATTTGGTCAATATCCCCCATACCATAAGAGTTTATTTGTTTGTGTTTATCTGCAAGCAACTGAAAATCGTCGTGTATTTTCTTGAAGTTTGTATAAAGGGGGTTAGTGGGCATTTAATTCTTTTTGGATTTTACGCTGTTCTTTATTAAAGTCCATAAGGTAAGACAGATGATTGAGACACTGAACAAGGGGAAGGCGAGTAGTGCCGTCAAAAAGCCATACTTTATTTTCACAGAGCGAACTGACTGCACTATACCATCCCCAATAAGCACCGAAATTATTTTTATCCGTGCCATCACTCTCAACATTTTGCTCTGCGAATAAATCAGCGTAAGCATTTCGGATGTTCTGGCTGAACTTGCTAAAAAAAAAACCGCTCCTTCTAAATACCTCATAGGTAAATCTTCAAACGCAGTTTTGCGTGAAGACACAGGTGTATCTCCGTATTTCTGTCCCTTCTCTGTATAAAGGTAAGCTGCGAGTTCGTTCAGGTTGCGTTGTTTGTAGTTTTCGTCCTTCTGTAAAAAAGTATCTATGTCTATGAACTGACCAAATGAAATATCATTTATGTCTATAAAATCATACTCCACTCCTTTGTGTTTGATTGAACTAAACACCTTGTTCCTTTCTGTGTTCAGTTGTGATAGGATTATTTGTCCTGCGGCATACACTTCCTCTGCATCTGCTTTTAAGATTTCTTCACGAGGAATATCTGTGAGGAGTTCAATAGTTTTAACAAACATATCTGTTTCGTCCATCAAATCTCGGTATTTCATTATCTCACTCCAAGTTTGAATTGTTGCTTCACGAACTTTGTGGCGTTTGTTGTTGTGTGTTATGTATAAATCACTCATATCTAATAAATATATTTTTTAATAAATCCCCACCCAACTATTTCTGGCAACCTTCATTTCAAGCACATACCTGATGCCGTCTATGAGGTGATTGTCTGCATCGTGGGGTTCATCAAGATTGTTTCCGTTTTTATCCACCTTCCATACATAAGAGTTCAATTCATCTAATAGGTTTTTACTATTCACATTTACAAAAAAATCTGTGCGTTTGACTAAATCAATTCCGTGTAGGATACTATCTTTTTTCACAGGTTTCGTGTTTATCCCGTTTCTGCGCAGTTCCTCTATTGCTTGTGGATTTGCACTATCACAAATGAAATCATCTTTGAGGTTTATTCCTAAATCTTTTATTTTGTAAATGAAGTCAGGAATTGTGATGTTTCGCAAATAAAGTTTTTCTTCACAATATATCGCATCGTTTTGTTTATACACCGCTACAAGTGATGATGGGTCTGAATATCCCCAATCTATTCCGTATCCTAATAGTTTTGCTTCAGGTGGTAAATCATAATAAAGTTGGTAGTGTGTAAATACCTGACGAGTGGGGACACCTTTAAGTCCGAGACCAAACACCCTCCACAGATTTGGGTCTCTATCACGCAATTTTTCTATTTCGGCTACTTGTGTTTCAGGTAAAAAAGGATTGTCTTTGTATGTGGTGATGAAATAATTCACATCGGGTTTTCCTTCAAGGTCATAAATCCACGATTTCCATAGTGATGGGTTCAGGTCTAAAACAACTAAACCCGCCGTTCTTAAAATAAGTTGTATGTATTCATCATAACCTACTTCTGTTGCCTCATTTATGAAAAGGTAGTCCCTTTTACGACCCCGCACTTTCGTTTCATCATCTACGCTGAACCACTCTATCATATTTGTGCCGAGTTGGTAGTATCCATCTGCTGTATGCCAATCATCAGGATTATACACACCAAACATCGTGAGCACTTCCTTGAAATCACGCAGGACTGAACCTTTTAACGCAGGTAGTGTTTTACGCACTATACTGAAAACCTTGTGGTCTTCTTGAAGTAATTTATACACAAAGTAAATCAAGATGTTGAATGTTTTTGAAGCACGACTACTTCCTTGAAAAACATTTATTCTTCTATCACTTTCCAATAAATCCTGAAATACTCTTGTTGTTTTTAATTCCATTTTTGTAGTGAGTAAATGTTATATTATCGTGTTGTAGGTGATAAAGTGATAGGGGTTTGAATAGTGTTTTGAGATAATCCACAACAAATGATTTATCCATAGTGTCCTCTAAAAACAGAAACATCTTTGGAAACCATAAACCCCTGTGCAATTCATAAAGTGTGTCGGGGATTTCGTTTATGTAAATCATATCATCTTTGAAATAACCATCACGCACTTTTGAACGGAAAAACCTTTTTATATTCACATTATAGTTTCCTATATCGTGTCGTATGCTGTCTTCATCAAATTGTGCGTATCCACCCCAAGTCAGTTGTAGTGATGAAGTTTGTTTTCCGCGTCTATCAAAATCAACATAAAACTTTATTGCTTCGTAATTTGTAAATGTGTTGTATGCCTCTTTTTTTGTCCTCATATAATTTTTTTTTTATCTGCTTGCTGACCTTCTATGGTATGTGGATTTGCTGTTGTGTTTGTTGTATGACTTCTTTGGACGACCACCTTTTCTGCGCCCAAATGTTATTTTCATACTATTTACTGAACTCTTCCTCGTCGCCATCTCTGCGTATAATTTTAATTGTAAATGGGGTTTGGTTTATTTCATTGCCTTTGGTCGTCACATCCACCACTTCTTTTGGTTTTCCATACACCCTGTTTAATAGTGTTTCAACGGATTCAAGATTCCCTTTTTCAATTCCTTTGCGGATTGCAGATGCTAATGTGCGCTCCAATAGTGTTGCTTTTGGATTATCCCATATCTCCTTCAACTCCTCAAGATTGAGATTTAACAGAGTTTGTATTGTATCATTGATTTCATAAAGTTTGTATCCCTCTTTTTTCAATTGCAACACAGGTTTTGTTGGTCTTCCTTTGGGGTTTCCACTTTCGCCTTTTTTCCACGGCTTTGGTCTGAGATTTGCCAAACTTCGTTTCCTTCCTTCTTCACTCATTATCTAATGTTTTTTCTATTGTTGAGTTTATGAATAATTTGTAGTCCCTGTGTTTTGGATTTATCTTTGCTTTGTTCTTTGATAAAACTGTTTGCACTTCCTTTTGATTGTCTTTTATTCTCTCTGCCGCTTGTGCTGATAGTGATGCTAAATGTTCAGGGTCTAATCTTTTTTTCTCTTGTTCTTTTTTTCTTTTTCTAATTCTTTTTATTTCTGCGCCGTATGGTTCGCATTTCCACATTTGTTCCAATGAATAATAAACTATGGTGTATCTGTAGTGCTCTTGTGATTGTTTTTCCGCAGTGAAAGGACTGACGCCGTGTAGTATGCTTTGTCCGTCAAATACACACAACGAACCATCTGATATTTCAAGTTTTATATCGTATGCAGGGATTACAAGGTGCCCTCCTAATACATTTTTCTTGAACGCCACCATATTTGATAATACACCTCTGAAGTTTCCACTATCAAAATGATATTTCAGCGGATTGTCTTTATTTACAATTCCTGATGTGAATATTGAATTATCTATTTTCCATTCAGGTAATATTTTTTCTTCTACTATGTTTGCGTGTTTAACGAATACATCAGGGAAGTTTTCTTGATAGTATTTTGTGAGTGATGCTGCAAACTCTGTGATGATGTGATGTTGTTTTGGATATTCCGTTGCTAAACTCGTTGGATTGCAGTAGTCGTGTCGGACGGTAATACGGGGTCTGTATCCAAATATTCTACTTTGTGATACAAGTCCAAGTGTGCGTGGTCCAACTTCATATCTTATATTTTTTACAGCCCAACGCAAAGCGTCCAAGTTTTCTGTTAGTTTGCAATACATAATCACAGGTTCGCCATTTGTTGTAATGATGGTGTCCTCTGTGATGAGCGTTTCTACATCTGTTTCAAGTGCTGACCTTTTTTTATATTTTTCAAGGTCAATTTCTTTGGGTTGGATTTCAATTATTCTCATAATTTTATTTGTTTGTAATTTTTTTTCATAGTCAGTTCCGTGTATTTTGATTTGCGCTTTGTGTTTATATCAAATATACTCGGATACATCTGTATGAGTTGTTTGGATGCTTCAAGTTCATCTTGTTGTCTTGTGTTTTCTGTTTGCATCCCACCTTTGTTTGTGTAGTTGTTTGTTTTGCAGGATATAAAATTAAATCTTGCAATTTTTCCATATACTTGTGCGTATTTAACAGACCTCTCATAATCGTTTTTTGTTTTTAGTGCGCAGTTTAATCTATCATCTTTCTTTGATGTAAATGCAAACAAGTTTGCTACGATGTATGTTGAACCTATGTCTATGGTTTTTTTCATATAAAAATCATTTGATGATGGATACACCCCCGCACATTGAATATGATTATTTTTACAAAAATTGTAAATCATATCAAATATTTTTTTTGTTTCATATTTCTGTAATGATTTTATTTCCTTTATATCATCTTCCATTACGAATATAAACGCACCCTCATCATAATAATTTTGAACGAAATTAAACTTATCACACACACTATTGGTATTGGTTAAAATCAAATTATTCATAGGGAGGTGCTGTGAATATAAATCATAGTCGTGCTCATCAGATATGAATAAATCAATTCCACAATCCATATCTTTCAATACATTTAGAGTGAGGTCTTGAATTGTGTTGTGTCGTCTGTGTGTTGGTATGGCTATTCTATACATAGGTCTGCGATGTTATTTACAATGCTGATGTATTTGGGTTGATATTTGCATACACGCAATCCTTCCGCTACTGCAAACTTTTTCACATCTTCACCAAATACATTCGCTATTCTTTCTGCGGTTGTGTAGTCGTGTTCGTATGCTATCAAACTGAAATATAATTTTCCTGCATCTGTGAGGTATGAACCAAATATGTTTTTATAGTTGGGGTCTATCAGATATGTTTCCCTGTTTTTTAATATGTTTGTTGTTGAAAGGTCGCCGTGGAAAAATGTGCCGTCGTGCTTTGGTAGTGTTTCTATTACAAGATTTGTTTTTTCTGTGCTGTATTGTATCGGTATTATATTTTTTGTATATGTTTCAAACGCCCAATTCTTTATTGTGTTCTGTTTGAAGGCATTCAGGATTTCAATATAATCTGCAGGAGTTTTGTTTTCTACATCAGGCAAAAGTTCCGTGATGATGAGTTCATCATTTACAAAATAAACCTTCGGTGTTTTCCAAATTGAGAGTTTATACCACTCATACTCAAAAAGTGCTGATTTGCTGTGTTTGATTACACTATCTTTTGTAAAAAGTATTTTGTTTTTTGTAAATGGTGATAGTAGTGGTTTGAAATCATCCGTTGGTGAAATGGTCATATCATCTATGTAAATGTGTGCATATTCTTTTTGATAAGATATTTCATCATAGGGGACTTCATACATTTCAAGAAATGCTTTTATCAGTCGTGTATATTTCTTTTCTTTTTCCTCTGTCGGCAAATTATTTCTTGAACCCTTTGCGGTCACAATTTTTATGGTGCAATCATATTCACGCTTCATTCGCTGCAATCTTTTAATCAATTCATAGTTAGGTTCAGCGAGCGTAATGTGGGATTTATTCCCAAGAGCCAGCGTGCCATCAAAATCCACAACAACAATCATAGTGCCTCAAAATAATCTTCAATGTCCCCCATACGCTTAAATGTTTTTTCAAGCATCGCATCTGCTCCAATCATTGCGGAGCCAATACTATTTGGGTTTTTCATTTTGTTTATGGTGTCTGCAACCGATTGAACGAAATAAACACCCGAACACTTAAACCTTGAAGTGTTTTCATTTTCCTGAACATCCATCACCTTACCTGTATCAACTATCACACTTCCGTATTTGTTTTTATCGGAACAAAAACATAAAAGTGTGTTGTCTGTAAATGGAATTGTTTCTATACCAAATGGGATTATATCACAATCTACTACACAGGTGTCTGTATAGTGTGATATTTGTTTCAGAGTTTCCATTCTATTTGGTGTTTTTTCTGTTCCTACAATTTCTATTTCAGGAATTATCCCCTGTATCCACTCCACAATGCGTTTATCATACCAATACAACAAATGTTTATCCACAGGAGATATTTGTTTCATACGGGTGCCAGTGCCTCCTATCGTCAAAACATATCTCACACTTCACCTCTTGTCTTAAAGTATTCAATTAGAAAACTCACTACTTCGCTGTTGTCCTCAAATCCACGCTCCTCAGCAATTTCGTCTAAATCAATCAGAGTGCGTTTGTAGTCAGCATCTAAATAAAAAAGTGTGATGCGTTTGATTTGAGCATTTACATACCTATCTAATTTTTCTCCCATAATGTTCAAATCAATATCGGGTTCAGCATCCATATTGAAGTCAGGTATGTCTGCTCCCCAATCGCGAAGTGAATCCAAATTAAACTCACTCACAAGCGCTTCCCAATCCCAATCTCCGTGATTGATATTGTCCTTTATGATGAATTGTTTTTTCTGTTCATCGGTCAAGTTTTCCACTTTCATCACGGGCACTTCGGTTAAACCAGCCATTTGTGCGGCTTTGAAGCGCTGATTTCCACCTATCACAACCATATTTTCATCTACAACGATGGGTCGTATCTCAAGCATTTCAGGAAACTCACGAATTGATTTAACCAATTTACGCAATTTATCATCGTGTATCTTACGAGGGTTCTTTGAGTTGCTCTTTAAGTAATCAACTCTTACATTTTCTATTTTCATTGAAGTTCATTTTTCAGTTTATCTAATCTATTTCTCAATCTTTTTTTACAAATCGTATCACAATAGTTGCTTACCAACTCACCAAATGTATCCATCATAAACTTCTGCACTTTTTGTTTTTGTGCAGGGTTTGTGTTCATTTGATTTAGCGCCGCTTCCATTTCTTCAATGGTTTGCAGGGCAACTTCTTTTGCCTCTTGTATAACCTGTTGCGGCAAATCTTGTTTTTTCACTTCGTTTTTTTTGTTTTTACAATTACAACCCATATAGTTTTTCTTTTCTCAATTTGATTAAATGCTCTCTGACCTTTCGTATATCCCTTGAAACAGAATTGAGTGGTATGGTGGTGCGCTTTGATAGGTTTGTTAAATTACAATTCTCCTCAATATACAAATCAAAAAGGCGACCATAATACCAATCCTTACCTTTTTTCATAATTTCAATTTGTGCTCTCACCCAATCCATATCCACATCGTTTTCCTCATATTCCAAATCTTCAATATGAGGCTCCCTACCAATCTCACACCATAGGTGTTTATGGTATTGTTGATAGTATGGTGATTTATTTGATTTCCAATTTATATGCACCACCCTTGAAAAAAAATAAACCTTCTCTTCATCATTTTCAATACAAATGAACTTTTTATTTTTCAGCACCTGTTCAATACAAAAATGTAAAATCTCATCCACATCATCACACTTTGTAATCTTTTTACAAATCAATTTCAATCTGTCGTAGTTTTCGTTGAACCATTTATCCACATCTTTTCACTTTACCAATGTCCTTCCTCCAAATGCATTAAACAACGCGACATAATATCCGCTTGTTCAAACTCATCGTGCGCTTCAGCCTCCTTTATCACCTTCCAAATACTCGCCATAAGAAATTGTTTATGTTTATCCCCCTGTTGAATTACAGGGTGAAAACATTTACCTATGTAAAAAATAAGTGCTTCCTTTTCCTCTTCACTCCAACTGAAATAATCATCTACATCTATAACCCTCTCATCCAATTCAGTGAGAACCTTATGTAATGATGGAAACATATTTTTCTTTTCCATAAATATCATAAATCCACAAATCCAACAGGTTCATCTTCCTCACCAGCACCTTGAACTAATTTTAATAAAATCTCTTTCTTATTTTTCTTCAACCACTTTTGCATTTCAGCTATTCTTTCAAGTGGATGCATTTTTGAGTGCTCTCCCTGTTGCCAGTCTGGCAAATGTAAATTGCTATTGTTATTATTTTTCATATCCAGTTATTTTATTCCAGTTTTTTTTTCTCCCTGACCTATGAAGGTCAGAGAGTTTAACCCCCCTCTAGTCCCCCCATTTGAAAAAATGAAGAAATTAGAGGGGGGTATGAAGGACACAGGTTGTGAGGTTATACCCCCATCATCGCCACAGAGCCTGGATTTTTTTTTGGTGAATTGAATATAATTTACCGCTCACCTGAACTATAAATAGTGCGGGAATACAAAAAAGTATAGTGTTCAGAATAATTTTTTTTTCAGTATATTTATCACTATGAGAAAATGCACATACTGCGGACAGGAAAAGGAACTTGAATTATTTTCAAAGAACAATTTCACAAAAGATGGTTATTTAGCTATTTGTAAATTGTGTTTTAACGAAAGAGCAAAGACATACAGGAAAAAAGGTGAGAAAAAACCCGCATCAAAAACGAGTGGATTAAAACTCGGCAATACAACAAAGAAAGATTGGTGTTTGATGTTTGCAGCACTTGAAAAGATGGGATATGATTTAACAAGGGATATACATCAACAATTTTGTGAAAAACACAATCTGCCACCTCACAAAAGAAAACCCTCTGAAAAATTGATTACATATATTCCGTCGGATTGCACAGAATAAATGAAAAAATCTGCCAGAGGGTATTGAATAAAACGATTTTAGACCAAATGTATGTGCTTTGCCCAACTACCCCGTTTGATTGTCGTCATTATGTAGTTCAAAGGAATACCATACTTTTTCATAATCGTCCAAGTTGTTTCAGTTTTATCAATCACGATGCTTTTGTGAATATACCCTTTATCCCTTTTTGTGAGATTATATTTGTTGGGCATTTTTTTGTGCTTCTTTCTCTTATCCCCGTTTTCTTTTGCTGATATACATTGGAGGTTTTCCAATCTATCATCACCAGCATCACCATTTATGTGGTCTATGGTTTGCGAACAAAAGCAATTGTTGAAAGACATCCATACATAGCGTCCAACGCGTTTTAAGTTGCTTCTTTTACCATCATACACAGCGACACTTCTGTATTCACGCCCGTCTTGTCTGACTGCGAGATTTTTTTTTGGTCTTTTTATGTGTCTTACATTACCCCTGTTTGAGATTTCATATTGCGGGAACTCCCACATCTCAACCCATTTTTCTTCATTCTGAATCTGTTCCATCTTTTAATGATTTCAATTTTTTTGATAGTTTAATAATTTCGTTGAGTTGTTGTTGTCTCATATCTAACTCATTCAATTCATCTGAACTGTATAGTGTTTTACCGAAATCAAATAAAACATCTGCTAATACTCTTGAGCGTTTATCAAGAGCGTGAATTAGCACATCCAATTCATCGTCAAACTTTTTTATCATATTTTACCTTTTAAGTGTTTTGCTACTGATTTTTGATATTCACTGACCGTTTTTGTTTTGGTTGTTTCCTCAATAGGTTTTGAGTTTATGTGCGGAACAATATCTAAAAGTCCCGATTTACTTTCTTGTTTGAAGTGATTCTCAAACTGCATAATTGAATAGGTGTTCAGTTCCCAATTATATTGGAAATCTGTAAGCACCTGTGATAAACGCAACACCTCCCTCAGCGTTGGTTTTACTTCAAACAACTTGAAAAGTTCAATTGCTCTTTCAAGTTGTGATTGACGAATTATGCATTCACCATTTCTTGTTGGTTCATTGATGTTTTTTGCTCCCATAAAAATTGTTTTTTTTGTTTTTCATAAAGTTTATTTTTTCCTGTGCCTGTTCCATAGTGTAAATTGTGAATCCATCTTTACCCCACGCTTCGTCGTGTGGAATTGACTCGCGTGGATATTCTGATTTACTCTGTGGAGGTCCATTTTTCCTCACTCTTATCTTGAATGCTTCCAGACAAACAAACTTACCTGTATCCGCATCAGTAAGTTCATACACCGCATACCTATCATCACGCCATTTTTGTTTCATAGCATAACCAGGTCGGGTCATTTCTGTTTTTAGTTTTACCATACCATACTTGTTTTTAGTTTTTCATTTTATATTCGGTATATGCGTATGCCGAAGTTTCCATCCTGTAAATGAGTTGTAATTCTTTTAATGTGCTCCCCTTTATACCGATACGCAAATCTTCATAAGAAAATCCTTCAACCCAAAGGAAAAGAGTATCCAATTCAGCATCATATTCATAATCGTGTATCTCTTTGATTGTTCCGAAATGCCGAGGTAATTCAGGTGTGTTTATTGTGGTGCCACTCGTAGTTGTATCCGCAGATGTTGCGGCAACTTGAAATCCAATAGGATTAGTTTCTTTCTTTGCCATCGTAGTAATTTTTTATGTATGCGTCTATCCGTTCATCTTCAAGACGCTGTTTATAGTCATAGGTGCCGTAAATGGCATCCAATTCTTCTTCGGTCATAAGGTCAAAATCCTCTGCAGATATGTATCTCATTTGAAATTGTTGTATGTATTGTTGAATTGTTCAATTTCAAGATAGGTCATACCATCACAACAACGACCTACTTTGTTGTCGTAATCATATTGAACCATCCTATCCCTATCCACCTTGCGTGATGATGTTGGTTTGATGACCTCTTGAATATCCCACTCAAGAAGTTCATTAGTGTTTCCGCTGACTAATAAGTTTTTCATAATTTTTTTTTAGTTTCCCCTTTAATAATAAATAGTGCTACAAATCCAAAAGTATAGTGCTACAAATATTTTTTTTTGTTTTTTTTTTTCAGTCCCTGCGATTTAAGACATCTTCCAAATAGGCACCAGCTTCGCGTAGAGCATCGTATGCCCTTTCCAAACTATCTGAGACCTCCTCTATCATCTGTCCTCTGTCTGTATCCCTTTGCCTGTCGGTCATATCATCTCTTTTATCCACAAACTTATACATTATATCCTCAATAGTAGGTTCTAATTCTTGAACTTGGTTCAATACCCTCTCAATAGTTTCTCTTTCCTTCACTTCCGCTACTACCTTCGCAAGTATTGGTGATAAAACCTGTAATGCTTCTACGGCTGATTTGATTGCCTTTTTATCTGTTTGGTTCATTTTTTTTGTAGAGGTGTTTTTGTGTCCTCATAAAGTAAAAATAGTAAAAAGTTGCAAAAAATCAAGCACCACAGAATATTTTTTTTTTGTTTTTTTTTTTGTTAGTTTGTTTGCGTTTTTTTATTTTTGTGGCTCACAATCAAACCATACTTTATGACTTTACAACAACAACACTATCTCAAATTGGGTGCAAAGGAGCGTCAAAAGTTGTTTTTCATTGGCGAACAGATTGCGTCAATGAATTATGTAGGTCGCTACCCGCATCACTACATCTACTCTGCACCTGGTCTCGGAAAAACACATACCGTCAATGAAGCTTTGCGTCGTGCAGATGTGCCGTTCTCCGTCATCACAGGAAATGTGAGTATGTATGCTTTTGGTCTGCAACTCGCTACGATACACCATCAGTCTCCAAACGATTGTTATTCTATTATCTCTGTTGATGATTGTAATGAACTTTTCAAGGACGCACGGAACATCAACATTATGAAAAATGTGTTGGGTGAAAATCGTGTCTATCACTATCAGAAAAACCTCGGCGGACTATACAACTATCTTGATGAGCAACAAAAACAGGCTATTGATGCTTGCACAATTCCTGGCACATCAGGATTTATGGTTCCTACCAACAGGATGATTTTTGTCTTCACCGCAAATGAAAAACTACCTTCTGAAGTTGCAGGGATAAAGAGTCGTGATAAACACCTCCTCGCTATTACTGACCGCGTCACAAATCACGATTTGGAGATGGATAGTTTTACGCAGTGGGGTTGGGTTTGTGATGTTGTCTTGAATACCAACGCGTGTTCCTTTGTTTCAGACACCATCAGGAAGGAGTGTGTTGATTTTCTATTTCACAATTGGGGACAGGTCAAAGTCAAATCCATCAGAACCGCTATCAAGATGTGTGAGGATGTGATGAAGTTTCCACACAACTACAAACAATTTTGGTCAGTTCAATACATCTAATTATGAATAACCTACAAGACCTTTTAGATAAGATTGCAAAAATGGAAATAGCAGACCCCAAACGATTACGGAAAATTGAGGCGGGTATGAAAAACGCTAAACCCCTTTATGTTTTCCACAACGGAGTTTTAGTTGAAACCTGTAGGTCGCTTACTGATGCTACAACCAAATACGGATGTGGGGTCACACACAAAGTGCTAAGGAAGTATGAGGATAAAGATGGTTATTATTTCTCATATACAAATATTTTTAATCCAAAGGACAAACCAAGCAACATTACACATCAGAACGAGGTTCAGGTCTTTGATATTTCAGGCACACTACTCGGAATATTCCCATCTGTTGCAGAAGCTTCAAGGGTGTATGGTTTAAGTTCATCTACAGCGGTCGCAGTATGTAATGGCAAAAGAAAACAGACAAAAGGATACGTATTGAAATACACTGAAAATACCCCCTTGCAACCGACTGAAAATAGTGTAGTTGCCCTATGAAAAAAAATCCTTCTGTGGTGCTTGACTTTTGGATAATTTTTACTATTTTTGTAATATGAAAAACAACACAACCCCCCCGAACCTGAAGGCGATGACCGATGAGGAATTATTCGCTTTCCTTGATGCAGAAGCGGCGCGTATCCGTCGTGATAATGTAATCATCCCACTTTCTCCAATGTATTCCAAATTGGCAAAAGTTTCAACAGAGTCAAAAAATCAATTTCCAAAAACCACAAAAAAACAATCAGTATGAAAAAAACACCACTTTTACTCGCGGACTTCCTTATGATTAGGGAGTATTTGAACGAAAAATCTTACGATAAACTTATGGAAGAGGCATTATTTTGGTGGGGTGAAATCCAAAAAGGTGGATACACTCCAAGTAGAACGGCACATTACGACGCATCTATTCTTGATTTATGTGCTAAACTTGACCAACAACACACAGGTTTAGATTGGGATAGTGATGACCACCAATACCAATCTGTCGCAAGTTGTGTTCAAATGATTTGGGACACGATGAACTACCAAAATGAATACATTATCCAACCACTTGGCAAAAACCAACATAAAACACCTCTATTCTAAAACTTATGACTATGAAAAAACCCAATCCAAAAAAGGTGGAACTTCACGACCTCTGTTTTGATAATCTACCCAAAGCTCTTGAAGGACTTGAAGGACAAACACTACAACAGGTGTTTAAGGTGATGAAAACAGAACCTGCAATTACAAAAATGTATTTCGCACTTCTGTTTGTAAGAAACTTTGGTGGTCCAATCAAAGCTTGGGAAGATATGGTTTCACACCCACTTGAACTTTACCTTCGTGATGTTTTTGACTACGACCATTTAGATATTCTCGCGAACGCGCAGTTGGATGTTCTTTACTCGGATGTAAAATATCAAGGACACAAAAACTCACCCTTCCATTACGATGGAATCATCACATTAAAACCTTAAACTTTACAACTATGAGTAAAATTACAGACGATTTGACCTTCCGTATTGAAACATTGGAGGAGAAACTTTACAAACTATACGGACAACCCTTCCTTGAAAACATTCAGTTTGTCTGCGACCTATCACCCGACGCAATCAAGATGTATCCAACAGCGGATAAAGCACGGAAGTATATGTATTTTTTGATGGGAGCATTATACGCATCCACAACAATACCGAATAAATGAGGTGGTTTTGTTTTTTTTATTATTAGGTGGGAGAAATCCCACCTTTTTTATTTGTATTCTATCCACCACCTGTATAGGTTATTTCCTATTTTTTATACACAGGTGATGTATCCCTCCATTTCAGTATGGCACAAAAAAAACAGGTTGAGGGGGGCTCAACCTGTTGTATGGATATGAGGATAAAAAGTAGAGAAAAATAAATCAGTAAATAATGGGAGCGGAAACTGAAAACTCTACTCTATCCATAAATATAAATCTAATCACATTTTACCACTTGTAAATAATACTTTTTAATATTTGTCTGTTATATATTGGAACGCTTGTGCCATTTGTCCGTTGGATAATTTACTTGTGAAGTAGAATTGTTCTGTGCAGTAATTTATACCACCATCATACATCAGTGAATATTCCATATCCACTTTCGTGGTCAAAGTTGATGATGCAG